TTAATCTTATATTACCCATATTTTGATACTATGATACTATATGCAAAGTAAAGCAGAAATAAGGATGTAACCAAAACATGAGACGGAAATCTTTGTAATTTAGACTGGTTATAAATAGTTTATCACTTCTTTTTCCCAAATAGTTCAGAGTGGCTTCCAAGTTTAAGAAGCTCAATCCCCGTCTGTATCAAAAGATAATTATTCTTTATATGGTGTCCCATTTTCATAAAGAAATTCAGGGGCAATGTCCGCACCGTTTGCCCAAAATACTGTACCGTCAACCCCGTAACGCTCAAACTCGCTTTCATCTTTCAGTTCCTCGAAAGCCGGATATTTCAGGAGTGGCGTTAAATCTACTTTTCTTCTTTCTCCATTGTTGAACGTACACAAAAGAGTGTATTTACCCATATATTCAGCGGATTCTACTAATAGTATCATAACCTTTATTTTTAGCGTTTAATCTTTTCTATTTTCTCACCGTTTTGCGCCTTTTCCCAAATTTCAAGTAATTGCGCTTCGTGGGTGTCTATGTATTCATTTATCAGTCGGATAGTCTTTGCTGTTCCCTTACCTTCTACCATCCTATCTTTGATAGTGATAGTAAACCAGTTGCCACCGTCTTTAATGTGCAGGTGTGGTGGGTTGTGGCCTTACCCGTACATGTATATCAGAATACCCCGAATAATGTCTATTGCGCTCATGCCTTTTCTGTTGTTGTTTTGAATGAGCCAAAATCTGTCGTATCAATAACCCCGGCATATTTACCAGAACGCGCCTCGTTTATGGCTGCAACCGTCTCTTCATTAGGTTCTGAATACATTGCATCCATTAAGGTGCTTTCTACAAAATTATTAAGGCTTCTGTTTGCCTTCTTAGCATGTTCCTGCAATACTTGAAGCAAATCTTCACGTAGCCGGAACGATGTTTGTTTTCTTATTACTGTTTCCATCCTATTATTGTATTATATTATAATGCAAAAGTAATACATTATATTGCAAGGACAAATTTTTATTTGGTTTTTTTTCATGAGATTTAATATACCTCTTATTTTTTTTGGGCAGTTTGGGATTATGTTGTAATTTTGCAACGTTTAACTAAAATGTAACGTTGCTATGGACATACTATTTTTTATTGCATTCTCATCTGGATATTCGGTGGAGATGCTTATAAGAGTTCAAAGAAGTTTCACAGCGACTTTAAGAAAGGGGTGAGAAAATGAAAAAGCTGTTTCTTGCTATTGCATCATTGATAATATCGGGATGCAGTGATTATGAGATTGAGGAATACAATATGCTTTGTGCTTGTGGAAGCGTATATGCTATGTCTTATCCAACAACGGAAGATGTAGAAATAATAACCACGCTTGACCATTTCGATGCAAAAACTATAGATGGAGGTGATTGGATAGATTGCAGTTGTAGCTATACATACGTCCATGTAAATGTTCACGAGAACAAGAGTACGGATGATAGAGAAGGTCTTGTTGAGGTGTTCAATGACAAATACAACCTTAGAGATACAATACGTGTGTTTCAGCAAGGTGTGTATGTCCCAAGCGGAGGTGGCAATAGTGGTGGCAGTGGCAGCGGAGGAGGTTCGGGTACAAATGTAACCAAGAGAAGATGTGCTGCAAAAACCAAGAAAGGCACACGGTGTAAGAGAACCGCCGCAAAAGGAAGTATCTATTGTTGGCAGCATAAAAAATGATTAATCATTAAAAAAATAATCACATGAAAAAGATTTTATTATTCCTATTTTCGGTGTCTTTATCCGCTATCGGAATGTATGCACAAGACAAGGCTGGGATTTACTACAACAATGAGAAACTTGGATATTCAAGAATCATAGGCAAAAACGTAGGGAATATAGCTGGAGCGTATTTTACACTCGGATTGAGTTCCGCAAAGTCCAACAAGGTTGTAGAAGGAGAAACATCAAACACTGAAATTAATGAGAGAAAGCCTATTTTTACGTTTGTATTTGGAGAAGATAATTTGACTGGAGAAATATTTTCAAAATCAAGAAACATAAATGATTTTGTTCTATTGAAACTCCACGACAAGAAAGGGAAAAGAAATCTTCGCACAGGGAAATATGGTCTTACTGGCGTAAAGACTGGTATTGACGAGAAAGATGTTTCACCTGTTAATATAGAAGAACTTAGCGAATGTAAGCTATCTGTATCTCCAAAGAGTAAACTTGACAAGGGAGAATACTGCTTTTATTATATAGGAGAGCAGGAGGAAGGAAATGAATTTAATGGTGTATTTGACTTTACCATAAAGTGATATTTATGAAATTATGAGAAAGATTTTATCAATTATTGCTTTGCTGTTCGTGATAACAATAGCAAATGCGCAAAACAAAAAAGACGGAATCGTTGAATGCAATGGTATGACAAAAGAACGGATTTGGAACAATGTTAAGAAATGGCAGTCTAAACCAACTAAAGACTTTAATAGTACAATTGATTTAGAAGATAAAGATGCTGGGATAATTGTTTTAAAATTAAGCAAAAAGGCTGCATATTTTAATAGAGTATCAGATTTAAATGTGTATTCAAAATTAAAGATGAAAAATATAGATATTCGTATTTTGAAGGTAAATACACTTTTGATGTAAAGGATTTGTCAGTAAGTAGTTATCTTCCCAAAAGCACTTTGTTGAGCTATCAAAAAGAACTTAAAGCATTAGAAAGACTTGCAAAAGACGAGAAAATACCAGACGATTTAGAAATGAATATAAACGTATATTCAAGTATGTTAAATAAGCAACCTAAATACAAAAAACCGAAAGATGAGAAAAAAGGGAAAGTTAATCCGTATTGGGAAGAGTTAAACGAAACAGTTGAAACCGCAAAACGAATAAATACTGAATACGAACTTATGATTGGTGATGCTCAGATGTCATTATTACATGGAGTTTTAAAATCGGATGATTTTTAATATTATGTTCAAAAACACACTCCAAAGTTTTGCAATCCCAAAATAATTGCTTTTCTTTGCAGTGCTAACAAATCCATGAGAGCGGCAAACTCTTATGGCTCTATCCATATAGAGTTATTTTTTTGCCAAGACATATTAATAAGTAGTATCGTATAAAATTAAGATATTGCGCCTACCGAGTGGAGATACGGAAACGCCTCCGACATTAATCTTATGGATTTGTTAGCAGCTCGTAGTAGGTGCATTTTTTTTTGTTATGCTAACAAATCCTATTCAAGTCCTAAGCGAAACAGAGTTGCTGGGGCACAAGTTCACGGTTTATGGAACTGCCGAAAATCCGTTGTTCCTTGCCAAAGAAGTGGCAGAGTGCATTGATTATGCAAAGCGAAGTAATGGTAGTTATAACACTACTATGATGTTGCAATCAGTAGATGAAGAAGAAAAGGTTGCCAACATTGTTGACACCCTTGGTGGAAATCAGCAAGTTTGGTTCTTAACCGAAGATGGCTTGTACGAAGTCCTCATGCAATCCCGCAAACCAATTGCCAAAGAATTTAAGAAAGGCGTAAAGGAGATTTTAAAGTCCATCCGCAAGACTGGCGGCTATATCGCAACTAAATCTGACGACACTCCCGAAGAAATCATGGCACGTGCTCTAACCATCGCACAAGCTACCCTTGCCAAGAGAGAGGAACGGTTAAAGCAGCTTGAAGCGGAGAACGAACACAAGAAAGTTGTTATTGAACAGAAAGAGGAAGAAATTGTCATCAAGGACAAGGAAATTAAAGCTCTCGCCCCAAAATGTGAAAGTTCCGATAAGATAATGTCGAGTGAAGGCCTTGTCACAACCAATATGATAGCCGCATTTTTGGGAATATCGGCAATAAAGCTGAACAAGCTGTTATGCAATTGGTATATTCAGTACAAACAATCAGGCATTTACTTCCTTCATGTCAAATACAGAGGGAACGGATACACTAAACACGTTCCACATCCGTACATAGACAATGGGGTGCAGAAATCAAGGGAACACATGTATTGGACGGAAAAAGGGCGTAAATTTGTAATTGAATTGTATAACTCTAAAATAGCCTCATAATATGGAAAAGCCTATGTTTAAGAACATGGATAAGATTAAAGGTTCTATTCATGAAAGTATTGAAAGTGATAACGGTGTAAATATCACAATCGGTCAGTCTTATTCGACTACACATGACGAAGAGATGAAGATTTCAGTATGTATGGAAAAAGATGGTGATGAAATAGCCGCAATTTTGACAAAGGAGGATGCTACTCGTTTATATGATGGCTTGAAACATGTTTTAGGTCAAGCAGATAAAGGGAGAATTAGAGCCTGCTGCGTAATCTAAAGTTAACTATTCATTTATAAACCAAATACTTATGTTATCCGCATTTATGCGGACAGCAAGAGGTATGCTTAAAAAGTAACTAATCATGGAAAGATATACTAAAACTATAAAGACAGAATCGTCACATATTCGTGTTGATTTTAATGAATATTCTATATACATCGGAAAGGTTTACGACCCTGCTATGCCTTTTCTTTCAATCAAAGATATAGAGTTCACGCATGATGAAGCTAAAAGGCTTTTGTCATTACTCAATGAGCTGTATGGAATGCAAAATAAAAAAACAGGGATGTTCTTTAAAATAAGTACAATAGAGTTGCTTCTAATTCTTGCATTAATAGCGTTTCTATTTTATCTATTTGGGCGCTAATTTTAATAACAACGAATTTTAAACACATAATGAAAATTTTAACGGAAGTAATGAGTAGGAACTATTAATTACTAAATACTAACAATCAGAACATACATAAAATCATTCAATCATGGAAACAAACAATATGAAAATTGTAAAAATAGAAATTAGCAAAGATGCTCTTGATACCATCAAAGAGATTCAAAGCAAGGACGGTTACAACGTCAGAGAAAGACAGAGCTGCATGATGGAGGCAATATCAGACCTTACATTGTCTCTCAATGCAGACGATGTAGACAAAAGAAGGTTTTGCTACATACTTACGCACTTGGCGGATTATGAGAAGCTGATAAGGGAATTGAGCACGATACATATAATAACCCAATAACCAAAATTGCTAAAACGGAAATGTCTAACAAAATAAAGGAGGAATATGGAAATTGGAGATTATGTCTGTGTTCTCAAAACTGATGAAAGAGGAGAAATTGTTTTAACTTGGGTTAAGAAGGATGATGATTATGGGTATCGAGTTGACATTAATGGAAAACTTGGTATTAAACCAATCTGCCCAGAAGAAGCAAAGCGAATAAAGCATAAGTATATTAAGTTTAATTTTAATTTATAACAAAATGAAAAGAATAACGGCCTACTTGAAAGGCAAAATCGAAGACATTAAGTGTGTATCACGTGAGAAGAGAGTCAACTCGGCACTGGAAGCTGCAAAAATCAATTTTGAAGAACAGATTTCTGATGCTGATATAAAGATTGACAAGTTCATGAGAGAACTCGGAACGACCGATGATGTTCAGTCAATCATCCAAAAGATTTCTGACTGCATGGATGACAAGGATGAAGCAGAACGCGGAATTAAGCGGTTGGATGAAATCAAGGCATTCATGGATGAAGAAGTGCAATATACGCACTAATTTGATGGAATCGGATATTATGAACTAATTGCCACATATTAGCATAAGAGCACGTTGAGTATTGACCAACGTTTCAAATGAAAAGGCACTCTACTTATCGCAAGCGGAGTGCCCCTTTTGTATAGATTGGTTCAGAAGCTACTGCATTACAACGCGCAAGGCTGGTCCCTTGGAATTTGGACTTGGTGCAAACACACGGTCTATCCTGTCCGAAAGGATTTCCAAATACCTCGTCTGCGCCCTCAACTCAACAATCATGGGGTTAGATTCGCCCGATTGGGATTCTAAGCTGTAGCGGGCTTCTAATAGCACTCTGATTGCGGCTATGTCAGTTGTCTGTTGATTGACAAAGAACCTAATAGAATTAAGTAATGCTTCAAGAGCTCCTGCTGTGGTTTCTGATACACCTTGTATACTTTGAGTAAGTGCCGACAATTCAGATTTCTGCCCTACACTTGTGCCTTTGTATCCTAATGTTTCCATAAGCGCAAGCAAATCTTCATTTAATCCTTTCAATGCGCTTTCTCCAAGAGCCTGGATGTTTGCAAGCTCTTCTTTAGTGAGGTTAATCCCTCCTACGCTCCCCTCTGTAACGGATTCATCTATTTTCTCAAACAGCTCCTTCAAACGCCCTTGCGCAAGTCTCATTGTAGCTTGTTTGACGATAAGATTTTCAATAAAACTATCAAAGTTTTCATTAAGGGCTTTTAGTCCATCTTCTGTTTCATTGAAAGCATCCATCCATGCTTGAACAAATGAAGAGGCGGCATCCTTATATTCTGACTCCCCACCTATACCTCCTAATTCTAATTTCTGTTGGTCTAAAATTTCTTGTCTTGTCTTTTTCAGTTCATTTATAGCATCATTCCATTCATCAATACGGTCTCTATCAGAATCTTTCTTTGCCTCTTCTGAGTTAATCATATTTTCATATGATTCAATCTGTTGGTCTAAATTGGCTATTGTATCTTTGGTTTGTGTACGAAGATCATCTGCACTCCAAGCGGCTTCCATCTTCTCCTTTAACTCATCGTATGCCCTACCAAGTGATTCTATATTCTTTATTTGCCGTTGGATTTCACGTTCTTTCTTCTTGTTCTTATTGCCAATGCCGAATATGCTACCGATTGTCTTGCCAAGCCCGGTGAGTACATTCAGAGAGCTACTTATTGGCTTTGTTATGTCAAAACTTTCAAGAGAATCGAATAATGCACCTACACCATCTAAAATTTCATAAAGGTCTTCTCCTATTGCAACACCGAAACTATCCTCCAACATGTGAGCAAAGTCTGATACCGAATTTGTAATACCCGATATACTTTCAACCATACCTCCACCCATATCAATCTTTCCAAGAGATTGTATTATCCCTTGTAGCTTTTGAGCCTGTTGCGACAAAGCTCTGTTGGCAGCATCATATCCGGCTACTATCTCGTCTTGCTTTTTCTTCTTGTCAACTAATAAATCGTAGTTATTTTGTTCAACTTCATATTCTTCAAGTGCTGCATCTATATTTTCAGTAGCGGATTCATAAGCTGCTTTCTTTTCTGCTACTATTTTACTTTGCGTGCGTAATTGTTTCTCATATTTTGCTTGCAAATCTCTCGCTTTAGCCTCGTCCTTCTCATTTTTTGCATTTTCTTTACGGAGCTTTGTATATTCCTTGAGAGATTTTGTTAACTTATTCCACGGGTCTCTTTGGTTAAGCTGTTTGTCAAGTTTTTCTTCTTGCTCCATTATTTGCTTCAACTCTGTAGGTGACAAGTCTTTTAATTCCTCACGCATTTTCACAAGCTTATCTTTCATGCTTTGCAATGCTGCGGTAGAATAATATTCTATATTGTCAAACAGGTTAAGATAGCTGTCCGATGAAGTAAATTCCTTCCATGCGTTATTTGCTGACTTTTTATTGTACATCTTAGTCGCATTTTCTTCCAATCTCTTTTGTAAATCTGGAGCGTTTTGGAATTTATCACGTATCTCTGATAAGTCTTTGTAATACTGCTCGTCAAGCTGTAACTGCTCAGAAAACTGCGTTTTGTATGATTTAATCAGTCTTTCGATAGTATCTTGTTGCTCTTTGACACGCTGCTGATTCAGTTTCGCTATTCTATCTTCATAATCTTTCTGTTCATCCTTGCCAAGCTGCCCATTCACGTCACGCAACTTGTTAAATTCCTCTTCGATACCTTTTTCCACATCATCCAACGTCTTTGCAAGTCCGGGGAACAACTGCTGCACCTCCGCTTCTGAAAGTCCTGCATCTTTCAGTTTTTGGTGCAAGTCCAGCCCGTTGAACATATCCTCTATATTCTGTTTGGTCTTATCAAGCTGCTCTTTTAGATAGTCTTGCTGAATACCTATTTTAAGTTCTGCAATTTCCTTTTCAAGCCCAGTTCTTTTTGCGGCATTCTTTACGTCATTAGGAATCTGTTTGAGTAACTTTTCAAGCGCATCAATCATTCCTTGCTTGGTCGGAATAATATCTTCCGCTTTGATAACTTCTCCCATTTGTGTAAAGTCCAAAGCACCTTTGAAAGCCGAACGTGTTTCCTCTATGGCACGGTTCTCTCCCATAAGCTGATTCAGCTTTTCATATCTTGACTGCATTTCTTTTAGGACGGAGATACGTTCTGCCCAAATATCACGCTCGGCACTTGAGCGACTTTTATTTTTGTCGCCACCAAGTTCATTATACAGGCGATTAAGTTCTTCTAGTTCGGATTTTACCTTGTTTGTGTCTTGACCATATTCGGGATATATGGTAGATTGGCTTTTCCGAATTATTTCGTTACGTGTGTCAATCTCCGTCTTAATGCGTTTCTTAAACTCCGCTTCCGTTTCCCCACTTCGTATATTCCAATTAGCTTGTATGTCAGCATTTCCATTAATTCCAAGCAGGAATTTCTTGATGCTGTTTTGAAGAGGATTAAGGTTAAGACCATTAATCTGTTTTTCAAACTCCTGCAACCACACTGCCCCTGAAGTATCTCCCGATTCTTTGGCTTCCTTGGTCAGTTTGTCAAAGAGTTGTTTGAGCTTGGTTTGTGTCGCTTTCTGTTTTTCCTCCTCAAAGAAGAAACTGTCATTGAACAATTTGTTTATGTAAGCGGAATCTACCTGCACATCCGAACCAATCGCTTTCAGTACCTTCTGTACGAGTTCCCTTGCGTATTCAAGTTCATCCTTAGTGACTTTTGTATTTTCTTTTTGTGAATCACGGAGCACATCGTAAGCGTTCATCGCATTTGCAACCATCTTTTCTGTAGCATCTTTCTGCTCTTGGTATCGTTGCGCAGTCATGCTGATAGAGCCTTTACTGAAACGCTGTTCAATGGATTCTACTTGGCTTATGTATGAACGTGTGCTTTCAAACCAATCCTTAAACTCACTACGTTCAATCTGAATATTATCGAATCTGAACTTGTTAGCACCGCCAAACGAATTACCCGACAACTGAGTGAAGTAGTCGCTTAAATCAATGTTGCCCAACCCTGTGTATTGCTCTACAACTTTTTCAGTCTCTTCGCGAAGTTGCTTAGTTGACGTTATAGCACCACTTAATAATTTTTCTTGTACTTGGCTCAATATACCGCTAATTTCGCTCCAAGATACTTTCATCCCGTGTTGTTCATCTATTATTTCAGAGATAGCTTTTGCGGTTTTCTGTTGGTTGGAATATATTTCTTTGTTTGCATCCTGTCCAACTTCATCAATCATTCTTTCTTTTGTCTTTGCGTTGATATATTGATGTATCAGCTTGATGGCTTCATTATAATTTCCGTTTAACGCCTTAATCCCCTCTGCGTTTAGGTATTGTTCGGGCAGTATGTCTGAATACTTCTTTTTCAGTTCTGCAAGTGCCTTGTTGTGTTCTTGGTATGATTTGGTAGAATCTGTAACAACAGAAGCCAACTTTACATAGTTATTTGACGATTGAACGACACTAAAAGCCCCCTCTGCTGCTATGCCGTCAAGTGCTTCTTTCAGTCTGTTTGTATTTTGAATTACTTCGTAAATAGCTACACCAACGGCTGTAATAACGGCAAGAATAGCACCATATGGATTCTTGGCTACCGCCATATTTAAACCGTTCTGTGCAGCTGTTGCCCCTACCGTTGCAGCGGTTTGTGTACGAGTAGCCATAATTTCCTTGAATTTGAGGGATATTCTCGTTTTCTGCATAGCTATGCCCTTTGTCATATAGATTCGTTCTGCAATCCACATTGCGCCTGACACAGTCTTAAAAGTGCCGTATGCCGTTATGATAGTTTTCAACACAGAGGCAACCATGCGCCAATTTTCTAATAATGTATTTGCAAGGTTGATAGCTGTAGAGATAGACAAAAAACCTTCTTGATTGGATTTTCCTATCTCATTCTGCATAATGGATATTACGTCTTTCAGACGATTTATTTGTCCGTGAAGTGTATTTACCTGTACCTCTTGCATATTGTAGAACAAGCCACCTTTGTCGGTCATTCTTTGGAATACGGCTTCGACATCTTCAAACTTTACCATGCGTTTGGAAATCATATCTACAATCTGTGCTGTGGTATATGCTTCGCCTTTCACTTCCTCAAAGTACGATTGTAGTTCTCCGTACAAGTTGATACCTGCTTCCGTGAACTGCCTTACTTCCGTACCACGCAAATAAGCTGCTGCCTTGACCTGTCCGTAAGCCAAAATCAATCGTTGTATATCTACACCTAATCCAGCCGATACGTCTGCAAGCCGTTTTGTAGTATCAAAGAGTTTATCGCTTTCGATACGGTATGCAGCAAGTTGTTTTGTGAATGTAACAAGCTGCATCGCTTGGAATGGCGATTTAAGAGCTTGCTGCATGGTTTGGGAGAAAATTTTATCTGCCTTATCTTTGTCTTGCAAAATGGCACGTAAAGCAACTTGTTGAAGTTCAAACTGACCTCTTACTTCAACAATTTTTCTGATATAACCTTCAATCTGTGACACGGAGAACAACAAAGCAAGCTGACGGCTTAATTGCCCGGCTGTATCCATCAGGTTGCGATGGCGTGTGGCAAGCTGCTGTGATTTGACTCCTGCTTCCGTCAATGCTTGGTTGTGTTTTGCGATGGCTTGGTTTATCTGTTCAAGTGTGCTTTTATAGTTGGCATCGGTAGTATTCAAAGATAAACGAGCTTTTTTTAGGTACTCTATTGCCGTGATTTGCCGTTGAAGTGTATTTGCTGTTTTAGAAAAGTCAAGCGCACCCTGTGCGGTTGTATTCTGTTTGTAGTTTTGTGCTTTTGCCAAATCTGCCGAAGCCTTATAAGCACGTCTGTCAGCAGCTATTCTTCTTTCCGTCTCTTTTTCTTTAGATTGGGCACGTTGCTCGTCCGTCTTTCGTTGCTCGTCAAGCTCCATCTTCATGTAGCGCATGGCTTCTACCGCAGCCTTTTGTTGCGGCTTTGACAAGTCCATGTTCTCAACGTATTTTTTCAAATCCGAATATCCCTGCTTCAATCCGGATATATTAAAGTTAGCAAATGAACCTTCTCCGATTTTATTGTTTCCTATTCTGTTTAGCAAATCTGCCGCACGTGAAAGGCTTTCGTTCAGAGAAGTAGTCTTTCTTGTAGTCTCTTCCGCACCTTTCCCTGCTCCTTCAAATGGATTACCTTTTATAGCATCTATCTTTTTGGCTAACGAAGTAATCACACTTTCCAATTTACTCGTATCCATTACCACACTGCCAAACCCGTTTTTCAATGCATCTGCTGCTGTATGGGCGTGCTTCTCTATCTTCTCTAGCTTCTCATCGAAACTATCCAACTTCTTTAATACATCAGGGGTTATGTTGAGGAAAGCTCCTGCTTCGTTATTTTCCATATCGTTATCCTTTTTTATTAATTATGGGCATACCCAAATCATTCAAGTTCTTCAAATCGTCAACACTTCCTATTTTGCTGACCTTCTTTTTTTTCTTGTCCTTGTTTCCGTATTCTACATGGGAAAAATCAAACGAGCTTAACCGGATCTGTCCAACCGTCATTCCCCATAAATATTCGTCACGAGAGCACCAAGTGTTGGAGCGCAGAAAATCAATCATCTGCCCCCACTCTGTACGGGATATTATCAGTTTTGTTCCGTTTTCTTCGTCTTCCTCGTCAAAGTCATTTCCCTCACGGTCTGAATCACATTGGTACTCTCGAAAAAAAAATCCGTGCTTATGAGGTTAAGGATTTCACCAAGCAATAATGCCCAGTCCTTTATGTCGTAATCTCTCCACATCAAAAGGTCAAAGACCTTGTGGTAGTCATCTGATAGTTCTTTTTTCTCATAATCAGAGAATATCCTGTCCCTGTCATTGAGAAGTGCAAGCGTTATCACGTGTGCAACTGCCGGTAGATTTACCGAGAACTCTTTGATAACATCTCCCATACTTAACTTCTCTCCCTTCACAATCTGACACGCTTGTTCGGCTATAAGCCATTGAACACCGGGCTTCAATCCTTTAATACGCCACTCCGTACCGTGAAGTTTTACAATGCTTGGGCTGTCATTCATTATCCTTGCCAAACGTTCCATTGACTCATCAGATATAGGAGTACAAGCCGTTACAACATTTGTCTTTAGTCCTGTATCTTTTTTCTTTGCTCTATATACTGCCATGATTATAAACATGAAGGGCGGCGGCATATAAGCCTACCGCCCGTAAACACTCTAGTTATCTATTATGAACAAGTTTTATTTGGGTAAAGTATAAGCTGAATCTACATAAAACGGTGTTCTGATAGTTCTATCTCCATCGGCGATATTTGCATCATACGCTGTTCCTGCAAGGTTGATACGACCCACATTAGAGTTCAAAGATTCAAGCATTAGTTTTGAGTTAAGTTGGACTTTTGGAACCACAAATGCAGTCATCGTTTCCCCTTCCTCAAACACTACGTCAATCTTTGCATACAATTTCTTGTATTGAGCAGGAGCAAAGTATTTGGTAGAGACAGTAGTTCCTGCCGTAAATCCCATGAGAGCGACCAATAGGTTTTTTTGTGTATCTGCAACCTCAGCTGTAAATTGGTATTTGCCAAGCTTCACGATGGAAAGAATGGGGCTGTCGGAAGTTTCGCACTCGATGTCGTTTACATCGTTATCGTCTTGAACGATTGAAGTGGTATCCTCAACTACATCTTCAAGGATATAAGAGTCGCCCTTTGGCACATCGTCTTGTTCAGAGCCAGCGAACAGAGTTGCCACGATGTAAGAAGGCTTGATGAATTTTTTGGCTGTTGCGCCAGTATTGTTTACTGCCATAATTAAAAAATGTTATCCTGTTAATAATCTGTTTACCTTATTGTCACTTCTATATTTATCACGTTGTAGTAGTAGTTCCTATTTTGGTCATAATCTGCATCACGGAAATTTACATCAATCACATAATGGGGGTCTTTGCATGATTCAATAGCCTTGTCAAGCGCAAGTTCCATTTTGTACAGCTCCTTCACGGGTTTCGTGCCGTGACTGTCAACTGATTTTGCGTACAAGAACACGTTGGCAGAACCTTTGGCATAAGCTCCGTAATCTCTCATGGAAAGAACGTCAACAAGCACCATTTCTTTCCAACTGCTGTCAACGGTAGCAGGCATATTCCCGATAAACAGGTTATCGGATATAGCCGCTTTTGTCAGCAGCATGGAAAAGAAGTTCTCCACTTTCGATGTTGTCTTATATTTGCTATCCATAATCAATAACTACCGTGACTTATTATCCCAAAATTTGCGTTCTTAAACTTTGAAGCAAGTCTTTTAACGTCATCCCTTGCCGTTGCTATCACCTCATACTTGTACTTGTCTTCGACTATTTCACCGTATGGCATTGCCACAGCTACTACCAAGTCTATACCGTCATGCGGTTTATACTTGTTTCGCAGAAAATCTGTAATCGCTTCACGACCTTTAATCGTTTCACCATACCATTTCTTACCTTTCGTAGCTTGAATAGCCGGGAAACCGCTTGCAACCAACTTTCGGTTTACATATACTCCCCATCCGTAACTGTCATGCAGGTTGTGAGAACGGTGCGTATATCCTTTGTTCTGCAACTGGCTATCCACAATTTTCTGTCCTTCACCGGAAAGTAATCTGACAAGTTCTGATATGCGGTCTTTCTTCGCCATAGCCTACACCTCGCTCATCTTAATGTCAACGTGGCAACCTCCCAACTGGCTGTATTCAAGTCCCACGACACGACCGTTAATAGGTATAGCATAATCCTCGCATTTGAAGTTGGTGTTGAACCTTATCGGAAGTTGAGCACCTATTTCGCAAGGGAAGAACACCTTGTAATCAGCCATGATAGTACCGGAGTTAATCAGCTTTGCAGCCTGCTGTATGTCACATTCAGTTTCAAGAAGGATGGTCTCTCCCGTAGTGGGGACTTCGGGAGAACTATCCGTCTTTTCATTCCCAAGCATGTCACCGTCACCGAGAAGGTTCCCGTCTTCCGGCTTATTCGTTATCACGGTGTAGAATGTGCCATGAAATGGGTATTCTGCTATTGCTTTTCTTTTGAGACGCATAAACTATACATCTAATGAATTTTCATTGACCCAACTCATACTACCCGAATCCATGCTTTTCAACGCTTCTTCTTCACCATACTTTTTGTACAGTGCTTTCAGACGGTCTTTCAAGTTTTGGATTATGGCAGCCGTTACCGTCTCACTACCTATATCCTGTCTGTAACTGCCATGTTGGAGTGATGATGAAGCCACAGACCACGGACCGTTAATGACAAGCTCGTACAGTGCGATAAGGCAATGGTCTTTAGTGTATTCATCTATTTCGGAACGGTCTGAAATAAACATCAAGCCGTTTTCGTATGCGATATTTTCAAGCGCATCATCTTCAAAGACAAATCTCGTAAGCCCATTGAGGTATGCTATCGGGTCAAATGATTTTTCCATAACTACTACGCAATGTATTGTACATTTAATCGTCTGCCTGACTTGTGTCTACAATTACGTGATTACGGAATGTTTTCAGTGCAGGACAAGCTGACATCATTACATCAGTATGCCATTCCTTATACAGCCCGTTGTTTGTTGTTGTATTCACAATCGTGCAGAGACCATCGTTAGCCTGAGCAAAAATCTTAGTTATTACGCTTGAACCATACTTATCAAACATCTGTTTGTCTAGGTTATTGGTGTATTCAAACTCACAAGCATATCCGGCAGGGCGGAGAACAGCAATTTTATCGTCCCAACCTTGTACGAATGTGTCTCCGGTATTGGTAAGATTACGCTCACGTTCTTCAACAATTTCAATTGGAGATACACCGGGATAATCACGGAAAGCAGCTAAGAACAACTCTCGTGTAGTAGGTGCAGTAGCGGTTGTTGCGATGTAAGCTAAAGGATTTTTCTTGAAACTTTCAATCAATTCCTTAACTTCGGCATTTTGCAGCATTACTTCGTAAAACATCTTGCGTGTAACCTGCCATACCATTGCACCTTCATACCCCCATTTTTCACGATATTTTTTCTCCTTTTCCGCCATTTGACTGAGAATCTTACATTTTTTGTCTGTCCAAACTACTGTGCCAGCTTTAGTAAAGTTCTCTGTTGGTATATCAGCCTTATGCAACGGAGCTTGAACGCCACGTGCGATATTTCGGTAGTCAATATGACCTTTAGACATTAACTGTGCAGTCATGAAGTTCATGGTTGCGTCCGCACTATCAAGCTGTGACTGTAATGTATGTACCCAAGCGGCTACCAAATCGGCATCGTTTCCAAACAACTCAAACTGTTGTTCTTTTGCTTCACGTTCCATAGCTGTTTCAACGAAACCGGGAGCGATAAAATCAGGAATGGATGCGGTGTACCAGTACAGGCCGTCCTTATCCATTTGATTACTGTCACCAAGAGGTGCACGCAAATCCATCAAAGGAGCGGCTTTCAAGTCACGTCCTTTCACAGAAAAAGTAGCAATGCCATTAGGGGCGGTAGGTGTGGGAGCACCAGCTTTTACACCTTGGGTCTTGTACCAACCATAATTAGTGTATAGCAGACCTTCTGTATTGACAAAGGATTGCAAGAAACGTTGATTGGCCTTGTCTGAAAAGAATCTTGCATATCTGCTGTTATTAAAATCAAATTTAGGCATAGTTTCGTCAATTTTAAATGTTAAACCAACCCTTAACCTTGCTCTTGTTCAAAGCTTTTAATGCAGCCGAAAGAGGTTGCATACGGTCTTCGTAGAGGAATACATCTCCTAATGCCAATGCAGGAGTGATAAGATATCTTGCACCATCGAAATCATCTTCGGATGCAGCCGGGTCAAAAACAAAATCAAAGTCGCAGGGAAGGTATGAGTTAGGATTAGTGACCATAGCTTCTTTACCAGAACCTGCTTCTTTCGCTTCAACAAGAACAGATGAAGTTGTTAATGCTCCGAGGGTTGCGCTCAATGTAACTTTCCAAACATCGCCAGCCGTTCCGTCAGTCGTTTTTTCAACGGCTGTGACTGTTACTGCTGTTCCTTTCTCTACCAATGTGGTAGGAGCAACCATGAGAACGTCCCCTACAAACGGAATGAGGGAATACCCGTCTCTTTTCAAGTAAATAACCGTATCAGATGATTCTGTTATAGCTTTTGCAACCGCATACGATTTTAAGATACGTATTTCGCTTCCATTAGAACCATTACTGGGAATATATTCAGCGAGCGTTCCGGCAAAAGCTCTTGCATTACCTTTGAATGGGTTTTTAACAATTCCACCACTGGTAGGAAATACAAGTGCGTCTTTCCCGCTCATCTGTAGCTTCACGAAGACATAGCGATGACCACCAATGCTTCCGCGAGCCTGAACCAATGCTCTACCGGGAAGATAGCCACTGTTCAATAGGATTTGCTGATAGAAATCTGACATTTTCTTTTTGGTTTAAATGATTATTATTTTTCTTCTCTGTGCGACTGCTTCTTTACGACAGCAACCACATCGGCAAAGTCATCGGTCTTTCCCTTACCGCCTCCCGTGCCGCCTGGAGTGATGTCGGGTGGAGTGTTAGCATTAAACTTATTGTAGCTCTTGACCAGTCTTTCTGTGAGAGCATCAACATCTGTTTCAGAATCAATGTGAATCAATTCGAGTTGGTCGTTAATCCAATCCTCGTTCTTGACTTCTTTCCCTTTTAAGGCTGATTTGAGTTGATTGCGTTTTTCGGAGATAGTTTTGGCTCTTTTCTCTTCCTCACGTTCTGATTTCAAGTCTTGGAGTTCTTTGAGCAACTTATCCAGTTTGCTTTCGTCTCCTTTGTTATCCTTGCCATCATCCTTATCTCCCTTATCATCCTTTGCGGGGTGATTCTTTTCCCACTCCTTTACGAATTTTGAATTGTCGTTCCTGATGTTGTTGTCATCCTCTTGGAAGTCCTCCAGATAATCGGCAACCGCATCATCCAATTCCAACTCGTCATTACCACTCGCTTTCTCCAACCGCTTGTAGATCCTTTCCACCTTGCCGTTGAAACTTCTCTCACTCATCGCCAAGTTTTTCTTGCCGTTGTTGGTGATTCCTGCTTTCAGTGCTTCTGAAAACTGTTCTTTCGTAAACTTCATACACTATATGTTTTATAATGATTATATGCGAAAGTAATGCTTTAATAAAAAGGTATAACTATAAAAAAATCACTGTATTTATCACTATGATAAATAGACATTGGTTTAAGTATATATTACCTTGTTATTAAGAGCTATTTTTGCTTTTGATGAAAGAGCAAGAAGTACATAGGGAAGTCGTAATCAAGCCGCAAGAAGGATTCCAAATGCAGTTTGCATCATCATGTGTGGACGTAGTGTTTGGTGGTGGAAATCTTGGCGGTGGAAAATCTTTTGCTCTTGTTCTCGCTCTCGCAGAACCGTTAATGGCAGATGGGGATTTCCGTGCGGTTATTACACGTAGGTCTTTGCAGTCGCAAAAGACGGGAGGTTCATTCGTAGATACATTCAAGGCTATATTCGGTGACTATTGTTCTGTAAAGACTGCCGATAGCCCTCGCATATCATTCCCAAGTGGTGCGTATTGCGACTTGACCTATATAGATGATACTAATCTTGACAAAATGCGTGAGCAATGGAAAGGTAAACAGATTGATGCTATATGTATTGACGAAATTACCGAAATGTCTTGGGAAGCGTTCAGCTATGTCCAGACCCGTAATCGTGGACGGTCAAAGACATTTACGGGAAAGTTCTTCGCTACACTTAATCCGAAACGAAGCCATTGGACGAGAAAATTCTTGGATTGGTATATTGGCGTTGATGGTTTTATCATGCCAGATAGAAACGGGAAAGTAAGATATTTCTATGTAAACGGCTCTACTGTTGATGATGTGGTTTGGGGTGATTCCAAAGAAGAAGTTTATGCTAAGTGTAAGATAGATATTGATAGGAAACTTGCCCGTATTGGAGGTGATTTTAACTATACGAATATGATTAAGTCATTCGTATTCTATCAAGGTAAGCTATCCGAAAATAGGGCTATGCTTGAAAATAATCCTAATTACATAGGCTCTGTTGCAGCTTCGGGCGGTAAAATGGCACAAGCTATCATTGAGGGCAACTTCAATGTTGACCCTGAAGAAGACGAAAAGATACCTATCCCTTCCACTTCCGCACAAGGCGTGTTCAACAACAACCCTGCCGTAAACGGTGACAAATGGATTACCGTGGATTTGGCGGATTACGGTACGGATAATCTCGTGGCTCTGGCATGGGATGGATTTCACGCATACGACATTCTCATTCTTAGCAAGTCCACTCCGAGAGAAAACGCTATGGCAGTGAAGACATTTGCATTTGAGCATGGAACAGCCGAAAGCCATATCATTTTTGACGCGACTGCCGGAAGGTACTTTAATGATTACATTCCCGATGCAGTACCTTATATCTCGCTAAATAAACCTTTCGGGCTTTACCAACTTACCGCAATGACAGTCAAGGATATGTGCTATATCAGATTATGCAAGATGATAGAGGAAGGCAACTTGACATTTGACGATAAACTTGCCGTTCAGACTTACACTCATCAAAACTTGAAATATAAAGTGACGATTGAGAACGAGTTTATGGAAGAATGTTCCGTTGTGCGGTTTGACGATATGCAGAGTGGGAAGAAGCGGCTTTGGAACAAGAAGAAGATGAACCAAATGTTAGGGAAAGGCAGGTCTATGGACTTGTTGGACCCATGCGCAATGAGGATGTTACCGTGCGCTAACATCGAATACGGGAATGAAATTCAAGCAGGGTATTACAATCACGAGGAAGAAACCAAACAAGCGAGCCATACACAGACAGAAGGAAGTATTTACGATGAACATTTATGGTATTAGGATATGATAAGCTATAACGACATAAAGGATATTATCAATTCCCTTAAAACAGAAGGAATTGAAGCAAGATTAAGAGACGTTGCCTATTTGGTAATGTGTGATTCTTTCGTAGATAAGGATCTTGCTGCAAAGGTTGCTTACCAAGAAGATGAAAAGCCTTCAAACAAGGTGTTATCCATGCTTGCCGAGAAACTGAAACCTTTCGGCATCGGTGCTATCACTACCATATCTAAAGATGAGAACCGAGAAGCGTTGCTGAAAGAAATATCGGAGATGAAACAGATTGCTGACGATGCGAAAGCAAGTGGAGATTCAGACACTTTTATCAAAGCAAGTAAGGTCGTGTTGGATGCACGCGTGAAGCTGAACGATAAATTCAATATTGAAGAGGAAGAGGGGCAGAAGCGAATAATCGTTGTTCCGCAGAAGCACGACATTATCTGCAAATGGACTTCGAGAGAGTGTTCTGCAATGCCGAGCAAGGAAGCCTGCATGAAGTATTACAACCTAATTGATGCGGAAAAATGACACGGGAAGAGAAAAAAACATATCTATTGCGGAACGTAAATGCCTTGTTGCAGAAGAAACCGTTTTTCAGAGGAAGTGACACTTGCTCTACAAACGACTATTCCGACGGTCAGTCCGCAGCTATTACCGATACACGCACGGCAAGGCTTCCGAATGTAAAAAAGAATATCGTTTCGCAGGAAAAGTTTCTGAAAGAACTTGACCCGATGAGCCATGAGGTATTATTTGATCAAAACTTGCCGAGCATTTGCGTGAAGTTAGAAGATGGGGGATATCAGGAAATCAAGTTCCAGCGCACGGCATTAGCTTTCCAAGAACAGATACTGGCGAGCCACGTAATCTACCTTTGCGGGAATCCCTGTACATTGTCTTTAAGAGGTGGCACTCCTTCCGAGAAAGATAAAGCCAACTATTCCACAATCAAGGAGTATTGGGTAGACAGGAATATGGATGGATGGCGTACAAAGGCAGTCCGTTCGCAACTTGCAACAGGCGATGCAGGACTTCTGTTTTATTATGACTATAAAGGACGTATCAAGTGCCGCCTGATAAGTTATGAAGATGGTTACGTAATCATATCACACAATGACAACAACGGTGACAGGCTTCTTGAAAGTGTCTACTATGCCGATGCGGACGGTGTGGAATACATTGACAGTTACGATGATACCTACATGTACCGTATGCACACACCGATAGACGGTGAAGAAGCAGGCGAGGACGGTTTTGTAAGAGAACTTCCTATATTGCACGGTTTCAGCGAGATACCATTGTGTACCAAACGCGGTAATGTGGCGTGGAACAACGGCCAGAGCCTTATCGAGATTTACGAAATTATCTACAACATCTTCTTTGTCATTCAGAAACGGAACGGCTGGGGCATTCTGTATATCAAAGGCAATTTGTCAGAAACGACAAAGAAACTTGCAGGGAGTATCATTTTGCAAGACAAGTCAATGGACGGTAACGGAAGTGCAGAGTTCAAAGCACCGCCCAGCCCGCAAGGTATGCTTGACAGTCTGCAAGATTTGTTTGAGAAGATACAGATAAACACCTCATGCACATTTCTTTTGCCTAAAGATGTCAAGTCAAGTGGTGACATAAGCGGACTGGCTATTACGCTGACCCGTGATTTAGATTTGAAGAATGCCCAGCAAGGGGTTATCGAGTGGCAGAATTTTGCAGACAAGATGATGCGCCTGTTCAAGGAGGGATTAGCCAAAGAATTGGTAAAAAAAGGCGAGAACGTAAATGCCATTACAGAATTTGACAAACTTCGTGTCAGCTGTAAGTTCAAGATATGGCAACCGTTCAGTGCAACTGAGTATAACAACATGCTTATCTCAATGAAACAGGCTGGTATTCTCTCCACGAAAACGGCTATTGAAAAGAACACGGAGAGCACACCCGATGAGGAGCAACGAGTGACTAAGGAAGTTAAGGAAGCAGAAGAAAAGGTGATTGCCCAACAGCAAGCCAACAAAGCGAACAAGCAGGAAGGAGGTAATAATGAATAAACAAGTGATAAACATAGATGCCAACTTCATTAAAGAGATTGCCAAAATGCAAGAGCGAATTGATGAAACAGATAACGCAATTTTCAATCTATTCATGAAGATACAAGACGTTAATCGACTTGATATTATGTATGATGGTGAGAATAGAGATCTGTACCATCACATTTATATGTTCATCGAATATGTCCTGCATAAGTTTCCAAATATATACGAAGAATTCAGAGAAAACAAACAACACAAGTAATGGAGAAACAGAGCCTATACATATACAAGCTGGATGCACATGGGGAAAAAGTCAAGTTTCCCAACGAAACCATGTCTGCAAAGCTGGGTGAATACACTTACACGGCACAGCGCATGGCCGGCACTCCTACGCTTACCGCCACGCTCAACTATCCGTCTTGCTTGGATGAAGAGTGGACTGGAGAGGAATTTGTGGAATTCAGAGGTGAGAGATACTATGTCGACCAAACCCCTACATCTTCAAAGGACAACAAAAGCATTATGTATAAGCATGAACTCCAGTTCGTTTCAGAACGTATCGTATTGGAGAACGTGTATTTCATGGATGTGGTGACAACTGGAACAGATACTTATCATTCCAACTCTACTTCTGTGAAGTTCATGGGAGACATAAACGAGTTTGTAGGTCGCCTTAACGCTTCAATGGCAAAATCGGGTATCGGATATTCGGTAATCATAGATGATGATATTACTTCCGATTCCAAACTTGTTTCACTTGACAATGTGTACCTTGCAGAAGCGTTACAATCCATATATACCATATACGAACTTCCTTATTACTTTGTAGGTAAGGTTTGTCACATAGGATATACAGAGAATGTAATTTCTACTCCCTTCGAGTATAAGAAAGGGCTTGTATCAATAAAAAAGACAAACACCAATTATAAAATTGTCAATCGCGTTACTGGTGTTGGTAGCTCTGACAACATTCCTTTCTACTATCCGAATGATGATGAAAAAGGTACTATAGAACGTACACAAAACCTTATGCCTTCCATTTACAGACAAACAAATGGAGCAGAAAGATTCTACAATGCGCTTAACGACACGTATAAGATACCCGGCACAAATGATTACTACTCTTTCAAAAATACATTTTCTTCTAAGAAGGTAAAAGAGATAAAGGTAGATTTTAGCGATATAAAGCCTACTATAGAAAATGTGACAAACGCTTCGGGACAGTTATTTGGTGAGATTGCGGATATTGCTTTTGATGCTAATGATAGTGACGAACTCGGAACCGGAGAAGGGAATAATATATTCAATGATACAGATGAGTATGTACATTCTTATTTCTACATAAAATTACATATATATAATGGAGATTACGGCTTTAACCTGTTCGAACAGGGTTTGGAGGGTGGCACGGCTGTAATCAATATGACTACGGGTAATTGCGCTGCTTGCGAGTTTGAAATAGGAGTTACCTATAAGGACAATGAACCGGAAAGGGCATTCAACCCTGTATTGGTGGATTCTTCCGGGAACTTACCGGCAGGAGATTTTGAGCAGAAGGTTACTTCACAACCATCCCAATATGTAGAAAGCCAACAAAACACTTCTACAAATGAAGTTTGGATTGCAGTAAAAAAGGACAATACCACTTTCGGAATTGTTATGCCTAATGCCACCAATAACTATAAGCCTTCTGTCGGGGATAAATTTGTGATTACAGGCATTAAGATGCCCAAGTCCCTTGTACTCGCTGCTGAGAAGAGATTGGATGAAGCATTGATAAAGTATATGTCAGAGAATAATGACGAAAAATTCACATTCTCCGTCAATTTTTCCAGAGTATTTCTTGCAGACAATATTCAATTAGCAGAATTACTAAATGAGAATGTTCGCATGTATATAAAATACAACGAACATGAGTATCTTATGTATGTAAATTCATTTACTTGTAAAGCGGACAAAAATTGCTTATATGACATATCTGTTGAATTAACAGACAAATTATCTGCAAATGTTTCTGCATTACGAAGTACTATTACAGAAATTGCAGGCGATATCATAGGTAATACATTGGGAGGGAATAGTATTTCTACTACTGATATCTTAGCAAAAGTCTCTCGACATTTTCTCAGTAAAACACAAGATGACCGTACCCCGCACAAGTTATCCTCTGACAAAGCTTTTGAAATAGGGAAATTTGTCAGTGGTAGTACAGGTGGTATCATAATGGTTGATAAGGAAACAGGTCAAACCTATGCGGAGGTTGATAAACTGAAAGTCCGCATGAAAGCCTATTTCGAATCATTGGAGATACAAAATGTAAATTCTGTAGGTGGAAAGATAGTTCTAACTCCGGGTGGTGCTGTTACGCTTATTGATGTTTGGACCAAGGGCACCATTGAACAAACGCCCATACTTTCAATGGCAGACGGGAATCCTATATTGCTTGCAGATGGCAGTGAACTCCAATTGATGGATAAAGAAACGGTAGACAATGGCGTCCCCGAAGGCGTGTACAGATGTTTCTTCCTTGCCGAGCAGGACGGTGTGGAAGTGGAGAACCGCTTCCGTGCAGGCTTCCAGATACAGAGCAAAAACTTCAACATACAAAAACCGGGAGAATACCAACAGGTAGCGAACCATTATTATTGGCGTTTATGTGTAGGGGCAAGCAAAGAGCCTATCAATGTCGGCATATACAAATTGCACTATATTGACCTCAGCATGGCGGATTGCGACACAGGCAGTGATATTCCGGCAAAGGGTGATACTGTAGCCCACCTTGGTGCACGAATCAAATGGAAAGGCATTGACAACAAGGACGTGACGGATGAAAGCAATATTGACGCACAGAATGCCATTGTTTTCTCTTCTACCGATGTGTTCAGCCCGAGTGTTACTCTGTATCACGGTATAGACTCCTACTCCTACTTGAACAAGGAGTATGTTGAGTATGGCGTAGACAAAACTAACAACAAGGCGTTTTTCCATGTATACGGTGATGCGTATATTGGGGACCGTGATGGTAACAGCTTTGTTAAGTTCACCCAAGGTGAAGGCGTGGAATTGAAAGGGAAGCTGTCGGTCGGTACTACCATCGGCAATGGAGACACCATCGAAGATGCTCTCAAAAAAGCATCTGAAAAGTACATTGAGGATTTAGACCCTCTGAAAGAGTACATCAAGCAGGAAATAGATAATATCCAGAATCAGGTTGACGGTGTGGCAGAAACATGGTTTTACGACCCGGTGCCCACCCTTGAAAATATTCCCGCATCCGATTGGGATACAGATGAGAAGAAGAACAATCATTTGGGAGACCTCTATTACAGCAAGGAGGGAAAAGTATACCGGTTCCAATATGAACAAGAAAAGGGATGGTATTGGAATGCCATTACCGACACGGATATTGTCAAGGCTTTGGAAAACGCTCAAAAAGCACAGGATACCGCAGATGGGAAAAGACGCATCTTTGTGAGACAACCGCAGAATTCGGACGCATACGACATAGGTGATATGTGGGTAAATGCGACCTACGGGAGTACTTACAAGGACGATATGCTCAGAGCGAACACTTCGAAAAAGGCAGGGGAAGCATTTAGTATCTCACATTGGGAGCTTGCATCAAAATACACTGATGATACTTTGGCGCAAGAAGCAAAGAAAATAGCCGAAGAAACGAAGAAAGCGGCTGAAAAGCTGGACAGTACTGTAAGCTCAATGAAGGACTTTACCGATGAAGCATTCAATGATGGTATCGTAGACAGAGGGGAAGCGGCTGCGATTAAGAAATACCTGAATAATATTGATTCCATCAAAAACGATGTAACAGAATCCTATAATAAGATTATAGAGAATGAGCTTCTTGATGAAGGCGTGGTAAAGACGGAGTTGGAAACCGCGTACCGCTTGTTCAATAGCTCGGCACAGGAGCTTATAAACACCATTAACGGTGTGATTCAGGACGGTAAGACCACAGCGACCGAAGTGGCTATGGTGGATGGCAAGTATTCAGCGTTCAACTTGAAGTACGGTGATTTTATTGCCAATGTCAATGCCGCGAACAATTATATACAGGGCAAGCTTAACGAATCCATCAAGGAAATATCGAAGAATATAGGAGATATATCCTATCTGACGAAAGCACTTAAGGAATATACCAATATTGAGGGTGGTCTTATTCAATCCTCATTGTTAGCTTTAGGATACACCTCGGAAAGCGGTTTCAAGATAATGAGCGGCACGAACGGTGTATACCAATCCGACAAGCGTGGCGGAGGTATTGCTTCCTGGTGGGGAGGTTCCATGCTGGACAAATTCGATTACCCGGAAAGCAGCGTGCCGGAAAACGTTGCCAAAGGTCTTGTGCGCTTTGACGGTACTGGTTACTTTGCCAACGGTGCACTTTGGTGGGAAGAAGATGGTACACTCCATGCAGACCCGTTGTCATTCTTTGTCGGTGAGGAAACGGTCGGTGTATTACTGTCGGCATTTAAGTTCTTGCGCTCGGCAGAATTCAAATATATATTGGAACCTCAATATCCGTTCACTCATATAAAAGCCATCAATTCTGTCCAAATCGGTAATGCCATGCTGAAATATGACGCAACCAATAATGCCGTATATGTAGAGAAGGATGATGGGTCTATGGTTAATTTCTACGCTACGGGTGACCTTGCTGCGTTCGGTTCGACAACCGGTGGTGGAAGTGGTGCTACCTCATTGGGCATGCTGGACGATGTAGACCTGGTTACTCCTCTATCGGAAGGACAGGTATTGACCTACGACTCGATTAAAAATAAGTGGACGAATAAAAAAGGCGGTGGCGGTTTGGATATAGATGCCATGTGGGATGAGCTTGCCAAGTCTGACACGTCCAAGAGAATCCATTTTTCCCACATACCGGACTTGGGCAGTGTATATGCCAAGCAGGTAAAGCTGGGCACAACTCCTTACAATGTATCCAATGGGGTGGTATCTCTTCCTGCGTACCCGACCAAACTGTCCCAATTGGAGGATGATATTATAACAGGAAAGTACCTGCCTTTGGCAGGCGGGACGATAACAGGCAACCTTGCGATAAACGGAACTATGACTACTAATAATATAGTCCTGAACAAAGCCGGGAATTTTGGTAACAAAATAAACTTCGGTGACGGTGATTACGTATACTTGAAGGAGGCGTCTGATGATACCTTGACTATCTACGGAAGCAAAAAAATATCCCTTAATGGTTCGGGATTCGGTTACAGTTTCGGTTCTGATGGGCTGATTCCCACATCGGGAAGCAAGAGCCTTGGCGGTGGATGGAATAGCAATATGTGGAGTACTGTTTGGGCGAATAAGGTTGGGTGCACCATAATTGGTAGTGAGCCTGATAATGCTCACGATGGGGGTAGTCCTTGGAATGGTTTATCCTTTGCAGGGAATGACAATTTTGTGCACATGTCGGGATATTACGGTATCGCATTCTACACTTCGGCAGGGCGTGTAGCTCAGTTCCAGTCGGACGGTATTGTTAATATCACGAATCTCTATTGCTACAACAATCTTCAATGCAGAGCATCATTCGTAAGCACGATGACAGACCGTTGGCAATTACAATGGCCGATATACTTCAATCCGGACAATGCCGTATTCAGGGCTAACCAATTGTCCTTGATGATGCACGACTCCTGTAGACCGATTCTTAGTTGGAAGGATACACTGGACGGTGTTGGATGGCAGACAAGATACACCATTGGCACGTATCGTCCTAATTACGACACATGGGGAACCATGCTGATAGCAGTGTCTAATGATGATGGAGGTAACAGCCCGGGGATTAGATTGGAGCTCGAGGCATCTAATAACAGGGCGGTTGTCCAGGGTTCGTTCCTTGCAAGCGGTGAGATTACCGCTTATTCGGACGCCCGCTTAAAATCAAATATAAAACCGCTACGGAACAGAGGGTTCATTACCCCTGTCAGCTATATCAAGGATGGAAAGGAAAGTATAGGGTTTATCGCACAGGACATGATAGAATTGTATCCTGAGCTGGTGTCTAAAGGCAGCTCGAAAGAACACTACCTGTCCGTGAACTATGCCCAATATACGGCAGTATTGCAGGCTCAGATAATTGAGCTGCACAAAGAGATTGATGATTTGAAACGTAAATTTATAAATTAAAAACTATGGTTACATTATTGATTGTTTCGATTGTTCTGTTTGTATCCTATATCGGATATACAGTCGGGATGTATGGCATCCCTGCAAGTATCAGTGACACATACTATCGGCTTGGAAAGAGGGGTTGGCTGTTCACGCTCTTCTGTCTTGCCGAATCTTCCCTGCTGGTTGCATCGTTTATCGAAGCCAGCAAGGAAGAATACCAATTCCTGGCGTTCATCGCAAGTGCATCATTGGCATTTGTCGGCTCGGCTCCCTTGTTCAAGGAGGATTATAACCGCAATATCCATTATGTAAGCGCGGGAATCTGCGCGCTTGCCTCTCTTGTATGGCAAGTGTTGATGAGTTTTTGGTACGTCCCTCTTATAAGCTTCCTTGGCGGTGTAATCGTATTGGCATGCCTTAAGTTCAAGAAGCCTGTGTTTTGGATGGAGATGTGTGCCTTTATCTCGACTTATATAACTCTGTTACTGCTCTATTGATATGGCTAATTCGAATAACGTAATTACGTCTCCTGTCAATCTGAGGAGTGACGTTGCTTCCGTTCTTGGGACGTCTGAAACGAATGTGAGCGGGTTGTGCACGAGCCATGAGATTAATATGTGGTCAAGATGCAAGCCTGTCCATATTGCTTCTGCTGCTCCTGACAGGAGCATGCCATCTGACGGTGAAGGGGCGTGGTGGAAAGGCTCGATGAAGAATTGCGGCATTAAGCCGCCCCCTGTAGCGTCTTATGAGGAAATCCCCAAGCTGTATACGGAAGACAAGATGAACGGATATACCTATGAGAGACCTTGGGGCGGAAGTGGAAGTCCGTACAGGTTGGCGGATTTTCTGTTGTACAAGCATAATGCATGGGCACCCATATTCGCATTTCAGTGCGATTCCAAAGTATTCCAATCCGGAACTATATCATGTTCGGTTGGAATCAACATTACCGATGTGGACAAATCAGGACCCGGCTCTATAACGTTGTCCGATATAGATTTCGGAACTAACCTTGAAACATGGTGGTTTGGGGCGATGTTGGTTGACTCGTCCAACAGAATCGTAAGGAAACTGGCGAACGTAAAGCCGGGTGTGTCATTGGAAATGCCTGCCAGGGGTCTGACACTAGGTCAATATTATGATGTATATCCGTTTCTCTGCATGAATAAGATTGATAGCATCTATGACTTGGATTCGGTTAACTTGTTCCTGCCCGTCATGAACTGCTCTCCCGGCAGGGTTAAGTATGTATCGGAAGAAGAAGCGGGTGGTTTGGTAATCAATCTGAATGCAGAGTATGTGACGCATCCAATGACAGGTCTGAATACGGCTGTCAAGTGGGAACTCAAGTTAAAGGCTACCAATGGCAATATGACACTTCGCAACAATTGGATTAGTCTGCGATTCATAACGAGTGACGTGACCGACCCGTTCCAGGCAGGTGAGCAGCAAAAATCTTTAGGAGACAAGGATTTGACTCTGGACAATCCGGTTGTGATATCGGGTCAATTTGATTTGATGAATTTCTTGCAAGAGTACTATGTATATGTTACACTATCCAACGGAAAGTACACGAAGAAGGCTTATCCCTTGGCTTTGAACCCTAACCCATAATATACTAATCATTAAATTATACAGATATGGAACTGATAAGAAAAAAAGAAAGTATTACAAAGCTTTATGAAAATGGCGAGGTCTCAAACAACACAACAAATGATATCCAATATATCGTATTGGATGGAGATGCTTATGTTGGCACAGCTTCTATCATGCCCACAGGGTTTACTATGACAGTAGGCATGAAAGCTCCCATCGAAGATATAGAGAGTATGCTTAGAAGCATATTGTCTTCCATCCCCAAGGAAGGAGGTGCACAATGAAAATCAACGAAATCATCAGAAAAATGAGTTTTTTGCAACTCGTGCCGCTGAAATCGGATGAGGGCGCGCCACTTGCCAATAAAACGAAGGTGAAGATTATTTTGAATTTGGTAGCCTACGAAAGGGCAATGGAGAACTTCAACGAGGATATGCGTGGTATCTATGCCAAGCTGAAACCCGAAGGCTATGACGCCCAAGCCTTCCCCCGCGTGAATGAATTGGAGAAGAAAGAAAACATAAGTAACGAAGAAAAACGAGAGCTTGAGTCGATTAAGCAGAGCGAGGAATACCTCTCTTATGTTGATATGAAAAAAACATTGATGCGCGAGTTTGAAGAGGCAAGAGAATGCGCTTCGGCAGACAATGACTATACAGTCAGCGAAAGGGCACTCACAGACGATGATTTGGTTTCCATTGCGGAAGTTATCCCTACGGATAAGGAGTTTGCAATCGGCAGGAATGAAGATGGGGAAATCAAGGTTAATGGTATCACCGTATTGGCGGAGATTGGCAGAATGTTTATAATGTAAAACAAATACTTATGGCAGGAAAAACGATTAACGAGCTTGACGCACGGACAACACTGAACGGTAAGGAGAACATACCCTTTCAGGAAGGGAATACAAACGGAAGATTATCTACCGATGCGTTGAAAAGATACGTGGCACCTGATTTAACACCTTATCAGAAAACCGTAGACGCTGATAAGAAGTATCTGTCTGCCGTGGAAATTGACGATGTGACATCAATATTATAGTTATGAGAATCAATTATCAGTCCGATTTTAAAATCATAGAGAAAAACCTGAATGGAGACCTGAAAACTCCTTTCCGGTTTACTTATCAGACAGCATTGTCGAAACCCGTTGTAGCCTCTTTCGACGGACACGACTACAAGAACTGTCGCAGGCTGGATGATGGCAGCCTGCTGGTTGTGTTTGATAATCATGGCATGCGTCCGGGCAACCTGACGGTCAGACGCGAGTATTACCTTACTGATGCTGATTTTGCTGATGGTATCTGTAACCTTGTATCCATGGAGTTTACAGGCATCATCCTTGTCAATGGCAAGTCTGATGACAGTACAGGTACAATTGACGTTTATCCAAACTACCAGAAAGGCGATAAGGGAGACCCAATGACATGGGAATCCATGACAGAGGAACAGCGTGCCGAATTAAAGGACTCTGTGGTAAAGGATGTGCAGAATGAGATGCTTTCTTCCTCTCCTATTTCTGATAAGGAATACGAAGATGTATTGAGTGGTTTCCTTTAATCGGGAACCGATAAAAATATATTTACGAATTAAAATAAGAATTATATGGCTAAAATTCATAAACTGACCAAAGGCGGGCAGACTATTTATCCTGCTACAACCACTGATGCGGTGGTACATCCGACTACGCGTAAAAACCTTACGGAAAGTCTCTCTTTATTGGACAATAAAAACTTATTGTTATCTTGTGTTACTTCGTCCTCTAATCTTATAATTAAGAATGGGGATAATTTAAACAATTGGGAAGACGATAAGATTTTAAACAATGATGGTGATATTGTAAAAAGTAATGGATATTCCACAACAGATTTCATTGAATATGAAGGACAATATGGAAATTACTCAGCTCTAATGTATGAAGCGGCAAGCATTGGGGTTTCTTATCCTCTATTAGCATATTACGATTTAGCATCAAAGAAGCATATCAAATCTTTTTATCTAGTAGGAGGGCAAAGAACAATATTGATACCACCCGGATATTGTGTTAGAGTCTCGACTAAAACTAATTTGAAAAAAACTTTAATTTTTAAAGCCAACGCAGAATTGGAAACGGCTCCATTTTCTGTGAATGAAATTCCTGATGAGTCTATTGATAATTCGAAAATTAAGAATAAAACGATTAGTACTGGAAAAATAGATGAAGGATTGTTTTCAAAGCTTCAATATTCGGTCGGAATTATATCTAATGAAAATGTTGTTGGCAATGAAATTGCCATTAATTGGACTGATAATTATATATTATCGGCAAATGGACAAATAGTTGAATCAAAGGGTTATTCTGTCAGTGATTTTATTGATTATTCAGGAAATTACGGACAGTATCAAGCCTTAATGTTCTTTCCTTGTATAGATGCTATTAGTTATGGGACTGTTGCATATTATTGTAAGGATAATCATAATTTCAAAGTATCATTCCCCGTTTTTGGCGCAGGAAAAACAACAATATTAATACCACCTAATTACGCAGTCAGGCTTGTAACCAATACGGACAGAAAGTCTAATATTATATTGGGCGTATCTACTAAAACAAGAGAATTACCCGATAACATCGTAACCACTGAAAAACTAGCGGATAAATCTGTAACAAATGAAAAAATTTTAGATAAAAGTATCTCATTTTCAAAAATGAAAGAAGTTGTTTTTGAAGAGGAGAATAAAACAGAAAAAATAACAGCTAGCGAAGAAACTACCGAATTAAAGAAAGGCTTATATTATCGCGGACAATTCCATGAAGAACCGGAAGGTAATTTTTGGACTATCGTTTTCAAACAGGTCATAAATAAGTATGATAGTTTAGATTTGTCCAATTATGTTATAGGTGTTACAGGTGGAGCTATATTGGACAAAAATGGGGATGTTGTAGAAGAGTTCTCTACGGCAAATGGTGGAGATTCCGATTTCCAAGTACCGGTAAATGCTTATAAATTAGCGATGACAATAAATAAAAATTACCCCTATGGAAATTACGTCATTGGAAAGTATAAGGTATTATCTACTAAGTTTTCAATACCTGATTTGGTTTTGAAAAAAGGGCAATCGGGGGAAGTTACTTATAACGGCAATCAATGGTTCGGAAAAAAAATATGTATAATAGGGACATCAGTCGCGTATGGGAGTAACGCGGAGAAAGCTTATGCAAAAATAGCATCTGAAAGATTAGGATTTGAAATTGTACCAGCAGGTGTTCCAGGGTTGGCTATTCATGCAAAAATAGATAATGACCATGGAAGTATAATTGCACCATTAACATACGGCTCTACTTGTCTAAGTAAGGCTGAATATGAAGCTGCAAAACAAGCAGGTGCTACAACTATTACTATTCCCGAAACTCCTAAGCCAACTGACGGAAACAGTTGGAAACCTGGAGATGATAGTAATTACAATTCCTATTACAGAACATGGGAAAATGTTTTTTCTGCTAAAAATGCGGATGTTGACCTATGGGTTTATTCAGTTGTATCCAACAATACAAATTTTGAAAATGCTGATTGGGAAAACTTTAATAAAGACACTTGGAGTTATAACGATGGCAGAGGATTCGCTGAACATAGAACGACTTTTTTAGGTGCGCTGTTATTCTTAATGGACAAGATGTATACACTCAACCCTAACGCAAGAATGGTTCTTGTGTTAGATAGTGCTTTTGAATATGCAAATGGTAAAGCAGACTTTCAAAAAATATCCGAACTTTGGAATATCCCGATAATTGACCTTTGGAAAAAAATTAATACAAGTCCTAAGTCATTGCAAGTTATAAAAAGTAAGAATGGGACAGATAACCATCCAAGCACATTTGGCCAAGAAAGATTGGGAGATATGTTTACCAATGAACTTCTTTTAATATCATAAAAAATTCCCTGCATACCTTCTCAGGCGGGCAGGGAATCAAGATTAGCTTTCGCGTCCGGTTAACAAGGTTTTGCAAATATAACATTAAAAATTAATCCGACAAATGATTAGTGCAATAGTTAGAGATGGCATCGATAAGAGCGTAGCCGGAGGATTGGCAGGAATAGCTACCGCATTCGTTCAGGAGAGCATAGAACACATGATTCCGTGGCTGATAGTGTCTGCTGCCGTGATTATATGTGATTTAGCCTGCGGGCTGAGAAAGAGTATCATAATGGGCGAACAGGTCCGGTTCAGTCGGGCGGTAAGGCGAACCATGGGCAAGATGGTTACATACTTCAGCTTTGTTTTCATGGTGGTGATGATAAACAAGGCATCGGGCAGCCGTTACGACATTGATATGTATTCCTGCCTGATGGTATGTTTTTTGGAAATGTGCTCGATTATCAGCAACATACTTAAGCCGAAGGGAATCGAGCTGAATATTGTCGAAGCGTTCAGGCTGATTTTCGGCAAGACATTAAAAGTTGACAAAGAAGATATTAAAGAAGTAATTAAGGAGGAAAAGAAATGAAATTAAGAGTGGAAAGATTATGGAAGAAACCCGCTTATACGGTGGGCAGACTGTTCGTAGACGGAAAGCTTTTCTGCAACACGTTGGAAGACACCGTCCGTGATTTGAGCAATGAAAGGAAGGTATATGGCAAAACCGCCATCCCTTACGGAGAATATAAGGTGGTATATAACTGGTCTCCCAAGTTTGGCAGGAACCTGCCACGATTGCTTAATGTCCCTGCCTTTGAAGGCATCTTGATACATCCGGGGAATACTGCCGATGACTCTGCCGGCTGCATACTTGTCGGAAGGAATACGGAAGTCGGGCGATTGACCGAATCCCGATATACATCCGATAAGCTCAATGTGCTGATAGAGGATGCACAGAGAAGAGGCGAAAGTATTACAATTGAAATCGTTTAACAATTAAATCTACAATTATGGCATTAAAGGATATAACCGGCAATTTTGCAGCATCCGGCTCCAATCAGGAGTATAAGTTTCAGCCTGCTGCGTCTACATTTGGTTTGCAATTGGTATTCGATACACATCCGTCCAAGGTGGTATTGTATCAGAGTTTGGACGGTGAGAGTTGGGTGGCATTTGAAGTCGATTACGGGGTTGGAACAGTTTGGCAGAAGAACATCGAAGGTATTATTGGTGAGCAGCATATCAAGATTCAGTGCAATGTTAAGCCTGTCAAGGCATTAATTTTGGAGTGATATGAAGGTTAACACAATATCTTTAAATTCGGTGCGGTTGAATACAATCGCACTGAATCACATTGGCGAAATCCGTTCGGGTGGCGGTGCTTCCAAGCCTTCCCCTATTCCTCAATGGATAAGGGAACACGTTGTCTTTTACTATGATGTAAAGAAGCAAGGTGCGACCAACGAAACATTGAAGGAATCTGCTTACTTGCAGGACTTGTCGGGTAAAGGAAGAAGGATGAAATTAAATAACTTCTTGTTTGCCGAAATGAGTGGTGTTGGAGGGTACAACGATAATTTAAAAAATTGGAGATCCGATTCAAACAATGGAGCCGTAAAAATAGAATCAGACTCATCAATTGTAATACAATCCGTAAAAATAGAATATAGAGGAGTATTATATCAAGATAGTACTAAAAAAACAACTTTAAAATGTAATATTACAGGGATAACGGAAGAGCTTAAAGGTAAGTTAATCTTTAGATACACAGATGCAGAAGGTGGCAAAAATATTACATTGGAAAATGGATACTTTGAGTTCAACTCAAGTGAATACGAAGGATTATCCGGGTGGTATGGGTTTACTTCCAAGCAGCCTATAGACAACTGCAACATCACCATTACTCAGATACCCGAATATCCCGGTGCATTAGTGACAGATGGTGTAGATGATTACGGATTGGTAGAGAATCTGAGTAGTGGAGTGAAGATGCTGTTTATGACGGTTAATCCGATAGGGGACTTTAACATTGGTAAGATGTACTACTCGCAAAGATATAACCCGATAGATATCACTCCATTCTATATCTTTACAGGCGGTACTAATATTGCTTATGCAGGAAATCGGGATGGTGTAACTTATATTAACGGAGTATTAAACAAGTCTATTAAGTATAATGAATTGTTTGGAGTGAAACATATAATTACGACTGTAAACGCTAACGTTAAGCCTGAGACAAGTAAAGCTCCTTCTTTCTTTTGGGAAGAAGGGAACACTAAGAATTATTGCTCCAAACTCGCCTTCTACAACTCCATAGCCTTCAACTCCATACCAACAGAGGCAGACGGATTCACAGAGCAAGAATTAATTGATTATGTAATAACTAATATAATTGGACAATGAGATATACAATCGTTACGATAGAATGGCTGACCCAACATGGATTGTTGGCACTTCCGACAATGCGAAGCAACGCAGACGGCGCCAAAGTAGTGCTGCATGAAGAATTCGTTAACCTCTTCCTAAGGGACTCCTTCCCCACCTACAGAATGGATGACCCCGAATTTGTACAAATCATGGAATCGGAAGAATGGAATCACGAACCGCAACCTTATAGTGCTGATTACATATTGGCTGCATCCGCACAAAACATGGTGGAATCCGCCAAAAAACAGATACAGACATTGAGCCTGACAGACAGCGAATCCTTGAAGGTTAAATCGCTGTATCCCGATTGGGCGGAATTCATAGACGAATCCTTATCCAAGGGAATGAAGGTTAATTACAAGGAACACCTGTATAAGGTCCGGCAAGATATCCCTATGGTTTTGGAAAGCCAATATCCCGGCATGGCTACGGCAGCACTCTACGAAGTGGTTGTAGAGACTGCATCAGGCACCAAGGATGACCCGATACCCTATACACCTCCTATGGAGATATTCAAGGACAAGTACTATACTCAGAATGACGTATTGTATATCTGCACAAGGGACAGCGGTCAGGCATTGACCCATGACTTAAGCAGCTTGGTAGGGTTGTATGTTAATGTTGCAAGCTTATGAAAACCATAATTTATTGTGTCATATTGCTGACGCTGGCAATATGTTCATCATGCCGTAGTGTAAAGTATGTGCCTGTTGAAACTGTACGTGTAGACAGTTTGTATCTCACCATCCACGAGAGAGATTCAATCCACATTAAGGATTCTATCTACATCCGTGAGAAGGGTGACACGGTATTCGTTGAGCGATGGCGCACGCAGTACAGGGATAGGGGAAGAACAGATACCTTATATGTTGACCGTGTGCGTGAAGTTCAAGTTCCTTGCCCGGTAGAAAAAGAGCTAACATGGTGGCAGGAAGTCAAGATTAATTTTGGTGATTTTTCTTTAGGTATTATCTTTGTATTGCTGTTTATTATTTGGATGATAAAGAAGAAAGGAGGTTCAAAATGAAATAGAACACTATACCGAGGATTATCCTCACAACGCTACGAGTAGAAGCGTAGCAATTACTCAAAAATAACAAAAGCAGTTCTTTCGGGGGCTAAGAATTAAAAAAAAGCCCCCAACATACATCATATTAATATTGCCACATAAAAACATGATAAAGCATAAGATACCTGATGTTGGGGGCTAATATCTTCAACATAAATATCTTATGCTTTGTTCATCAAAATCTCATGTTTTATGTGGCGAGGCAAAGATAAGCATAAAAATTAGAAAAAACTATGTGCAAATCAGAAATCTTTGCCAAGATAATTAATATTGTTTCAAAAGAAACCGAAGTGCCTGTAGACCAAATATTATCATCTGATAAAAACATGGAAACAGTGGATGCCCGGTATCTTCTTGTGTCTCTCCTGTCTGAAAGCGGCATGTACCCTTCACAAATAGCCGTTCATATCCACAAAACCAAACGTGCTGTCAACTACATGATATCAAATTTCTATGAGAGGATGGAAAGTGGGAAAATGTTGAGAATATATTGGGATAATATAAAGAAATCATTGGGAAACAACTGATTTTACATAAGTTACAACATATGTACTTTTGCATACGGTCAATTTTGACCGGGATACAAAATACAAATACTTATGGAAAGAACTTATGTTTTTAATTCAGACGGAGGCAATGGAGGTTCAGGTGGTAGCAAGCTTGACATTACCGCCATGCTTCCCGGAATGTTTGGGAACAAGGGGATAGACCCTAACCTGCTTGCCTTGATGAATAACGGCAACGGCTTTGGAGGACAGGACGGATGGTGGAGCATTATCTGGCTTGTTGTGATAGCAAGTATCTTTGGATGGAACGGCAACGGTGGCGGTTTGTTCGGTGGACGTGGAGGAAACGGAGCTAACGGACTTCCGGCAGAATTGGCAGGAAACGCAGGACGCGAATTGTTGATGCAAGCTATTCAGGGTAACGGTAATGCTATCTCTCAATTGGCTTCTTCATTCAACTGCTCTACCCAACAGGTTCAGACAGCATTGTGCAATGTTCAGAATAGCATTACACAAGTAGGTAATCAGGTGGGATTGTCAACTAACCAGATTATTAATGCTATGCAGTCAGGCAACCAGTCTATCCTTACTCAACTTGCCGATTGTTGCTGCAAAACGCAAACAGCTATTGAAAGACAAGGCTATGAAGGACGTTTGCAGAATTGCGAATCAATGAATGCCCTTACCAATACAATGAACAACAATGCATTGTCATTGCGTGACGGGGCTACTGCAAATACGAATGCTATCCTTGCCAAACTTGATGCAATTCAAAATCAGGCATTGCAGGACAAGATTGCATCTCTTACTGCGGAAAAGGCTACTTTAACAGCCGAAATATCCCAGCGTAATCAGAACGCCACTATCCTGAGTGCAGTAGGACAACAGATTGCTCCTTTAGCAGCCGGATTGCAGGCATTACAAGGAGACGTAGATAAAATCAAATGCAAGCTCCCCAATACTGTGAGTGTTCAATACCCCAATTTAACCGCTATTAATACAGATTGTTTCCGTGCAGCCGCCTACGGTGCATATATGGGTGACGCTGTATACGGACGTAGTGGATGTGGTTGCAACAACTACTGGGGTTAATCCGGTAAGAAAGGAGGTAGATATGTGGCCTAACTTTTTTACAGGATTCCCATCCCTATTCCCATCAATCGGAAGAACAAATTTCAACACTCTTCCTACGGTGGCTGTGACCGTCGGCACGGAGAATGTTACTTTGGAACTTCCTAACCACGCATTCCGTAACAGGGATTATGTTGGAGGGTTCTATATCAGCCTCCGTCAGGCTATACCTGCCGGCACGACTGCAACTCTTCCGATACTGATAGGGACTAATGGGGACACAAGACCGTTGATGGCTTATAACAATGAGCCTGTGACTGTTGAAAACTTAGCCGGAACAGGCATCTATGAAATTCACTATAACAAGTACACCAACGAATTGTATCTTGTTAATGGTGGATACAGACCGACAGCGGCTCCGGCTCCTACAGCAGAAACAGCTCCTTTAAGGAGCAAGTAATAATTAACATGGAGTTTTGTGGTGATTCCCAAAATGGGAATAGCCACACTCCTTTAAAATCAAACAATCATGTTTCAGAACTTACGAGTAAACAGTACATTATATCTTCTTCATAGAGGTGCAAATCCAAGTTTGGAATGTGGGCAGGTCGTTAATGTAAGCCCCATAAAAACCATATATAAGACTGTTCCCAACATGCCTTATCCACAGCCGGTACAGGTTATTGATTTTGTCGTGAATATAAACGGACAGAATGTCAATTTGCAAGAGATACCGGCTAATGCCAATATTGCCGATGATATTAAGACAGGGATGCTGATTACAGGGTCAAGAGACGAAATGAATACTGAGGTCCTTACCATGAAGCAGAAAAGTGAGGATGTCCTAAAAAGTGTGGAATATCATCAGAACTTTCTTAGGGTATGTGACCAAATGCTTGCCATGCTGAACCCTGAATTTGCAGCCAAGCAACAGCAGGAGCAGGAAATATCCGCATTGAAAGGGCAAATGTCCAATATGGATAAGAACATGCAGGAAATGAGCAAAAATATGGCTGACCTCATTGCACAGAATCAGAAGTTAATGGAACAGCTCGGAGTGGTTGAAGCATCTAAAAACAAGAAATGATTATGGGAATGTGGGAAATATTAGAAGAAGGGCGTGACGATTACGGACGCGGCTTCGGTATGAGAGGTGACGAAGTGGAGGAAGCCTACAAGGAAGGCTGCCGCAAAGGTTACGAAAAAGCCATGAGAGAGATGCGCGGAGAGATGGGTTTCCGTGATGGTGGGAGAAGTTATTCAGGTGGTGGAAGCTCATCCGGCATGGATGAACGCAGATACCCCGGATACTTTCCTGAATATCCGCGTATGGATGAAATGGGCGAACGCAGACGCAGACGCTCTAACGGTGAATTCTATTAATAACAGGAGGGGTGAAACGCCCCTCTTTTTAAATTAAGGCTATGGAACAAAGATTAGATACATATAGCAAATTCCCATCAGGAATGCAAGAATACCTGGAATCATACGGATTCCATTTCAGTAAAAAACTTTACGAATGGGCTGTTTCAAAAATGAAAGTGAAAGACGAGGCAACAGGCAAGGAAAAGAAACTTGACCCTTGGAGTAAAGATGAGGTGGACGATATGCTCAAAGCAAACGGAATTACCATCGAACACGACAAAGGATATGACGTTGCCTATGTTGCAAATATGTTGAAAGCAGATTTTTTCAAAAAATCATTGGTTGACGAAGCACATTTGTGCAAACACATAAAGTGCTACCTTGATGATATTGATGGGGACCCTTGCAGGGCGTTTGATGAATTCTTTGCCACCTGCATCGGTAAAGGAGTTCCTGTAATTTGGTCTGATGTTATATGATTGTTCAGGAGTTCTACATACCGAAATATGGGGATTGGCACGTCAAGGTGTATTATGCGGTACACACTTATTGGGCTAAGGAAATCATTACCGACCTGTACCGTATAGGATGCAGGGGGGATTCCCTCAAACGTGCGTATCGCAACCTGACGGAAGGCAGGATGAATACCGGACTTACCTATTCGGACTACAGGAGAAGAGAGACGGTAATGGTGCTCTCTTTGACTTCTACCCCCGAACAGTTCCAAAATTCGTGGGACCACGAAAAAGGTCATTTATGCCGGCATATCTCCAAGGCTTTCGGAATTGACCCTTATGGAGAGGAAGCACAATATCTCAGCGGATATGTCGGTCAGAAGATGTTTCCTGTTGCCAAGAAATTCTTGTGTGAACATTGCAGAAAGGGAATGGAAAAATAATAATCGAACAGAAGCGTTCTTTGACTTGTTGAAATTACCGCTAAATTTAAAGTGTTAATAGCCATCTTTGGTATTGTCATATGTTTCTGAAAGTAGGAAGAAAAAAAGAGTTAGAAAGACTGATGATACTAAAATAAAAGAATTTGATGATATGGAAAGTTTGACATCTTTTCTGGCTACAATTTGACAAGAATGTATTTCTAGGCATATCTATTGAAAAATATTCACCGAAAACTTAAAAGGCAAATATCAATAAAGTCTTGTTGATTCAAAATAAATCAGAGCGGTAATTCCCAACGGTTTTACCGCTTTTTTTTATGCTAACATAATATGAAAGATGATAAGTTGAACATATTGCTTGAGCAATCGGATGATATTCCTCATTGGGTATTCTGCCAACTGCTAGCCATGATACAATGGAACGTTTAGAGAGGTGGATTTGTAAAATGACTCCCTTTGTCGTTTTGATGAAGGTGGCTTTGTTGTGCGGCTAATTGAAGTTTATGGGATATTTGGGATGAACTACCTATCATTTGATTGTCCATAGCTTGTTAGTGTGAAGAAAAGAGGACCACCCGATTAAGAATGATCCCTCCCCCAAAAAAATGGTTACTTTATAAGGACTCACATTTGAAAACCCCTAAATCTTCAGTTTAGCGGTAGTTCACAAAGTGAATGCTGCTACTGCCCGCACCCTGTAACTGTAGCACTTGTCGCCGTTGCTCGTCTGCCCACTGAAGAAGTGTACGTACCAACTGAGGCTGAGACTGTATTCTGTACTGGACCAATACCATGTGGAGGATAACGGTTCTTTGCCTATGTACCTCAGCACATCGTTTATATTATCTTGATAATGAGCCATTAAATTAAGCTGTCCTAATGATGGGATATATTCGTCATCTTTCAGCAGATTAGACAGTTTAGGATTTCGCTCAATCAGTTGAGCAGTGTTACGCTGTCCATTCATATCAAATAGTGCATCACATTCACGCCCATAATAGATTTGATTTCCAAATTCCTCTCGGCTGTCATTGTCAAGCAGCTGAACATCCTTATGCTCCGTCAACGAGATGGCAAACGATACGTCTTTGTGCTTTAATCCGATGTATCGTACACAATCTTTGAAGTTATCGCCGGTAAACGGTTCTGCATGTCCGTCTTCGTAGATTAGATACAAGCCGTTGGTCCAGTCTGCCATGTCTTCTTTAGTCGGCATCATAACCGATTGGCGTAAATTTTCAATGTTAACCTTCATCGTCTTATTGTTTTTAGATTGTTGCTCAATACTTTTTCCCATTTTTGTTTTCTCTCAATTCATTGTATCTCATCTTCTGATTGATGTGCCATGTGAGGTCTATGTCCAAATGGTTGGCAAGCCCGAAAATAGCCAATAGCATGCCATTTAATTGCTTTTCTAATGGATAGTCATATTCATACGCATATCTGATGGGAATTGTGGATATAGCATATATACTTTCTGTAAAGGTCTCATCCTCGCAACTTTCCTCCGCCTCGTATAACATTTCTTCCGTAAAATCCTCGATGTCTATCTTACGCAATCCGCACAAATCAAGCAGGCGTATAGCTGCATCGGCAAGTTCGTCTTCCACACGGTCTTTGATATATGCTTCAAAGTTTTCCGCAAAATACTTATTTTGATAATGAAAAGTCCGTTCGTCAAATATTGTACCTTTTTTATCGACTGGAACTTTTGCAAATCGCTTTTTCCTATCTGCTTCCACAGCTTCCATAAGTTCGTATATAACTAAACAAAGGCAGTGCTTATTACTCAATTCCTCATCGTGAAAACCGTGTTCACAAGCGGTTTTATAAGCGCGATCGCGCAATTCGTTTAAATTAATATTGTTCATTTCCTTATTCCTAATTTGATTTCTTCATCCTTGATTATTCTCCAATCTTATCGGCTTCCTCATACCGTTCCTTATTTATCCACATCTTTGCAGTTCCAAGAGCTGGGTGATGTAAACAATGTCGTTACGATATGGCACATGACGGACGCATTTTTCTATCTCATCAAACCTATTCTCCATGCGTCTGTGACACTTGCTTACCAAAATTAAGGTAAAAATGCCAAAGTACAAAAATTTAATGGGGCAAGTACGGATTTAAATATTAATTCTGCTGTTTCCATACTTATTTAATCATAATCAATAGCTTTGCAGTCCAATAGAATATCACGCAATATAACACATATCCGAGTAATCTTTCGCAAGTTTGCGAAGGTTCTAATCCTGTAATAAAGTCCTACATATTATACTCATATACACAAATTAGATATGATATGATGGCAGATGCCAATACATATGTGAATTTTCTCATAATCATATAAGTTTTAATGCTTCCTGTAATCCTGCTTCAAGTGCTTCCTCGTAGGTGACATATACTTTATAGCCATTCCCTTTGTTTATTTCGTTCTCCATCCAGTCGCTTTCTTCTGTTGGAACATTGAAATCACAAAAAGAAAGCTTCCATCTTTTCCAAATAACAGGTTCTACATATACATACACACCTCTTATTTCACGCAGCCACTTTTGTGCAACGGATTGCGGAGGAACAGATAAATATCTATAACAATAGAGTAAAGTAGAAACATCCATAATATATTTTCTTTCATTGAATCCTTTCTCTTTCAGCAGCTCCGCTGTTTCCAATGTTACAAGTTCTTCGGTCATAACTATTTCTTGTTTAATTCATCCAACACTTTCTTTACTAATTCATAGCGTGGTAATTGCCAATCCTTCGCAATATCATCTATTTTATCATCATAATGATTGTCGTAAACATACTGATTTAAGTTGTCAACAAACCCATCACCGTCAAGTCCTTCATCGCAATCATCAAACATATCAAGTTCACAGGCTAACTTGGAGCATTCACAGTGGGTTACCCAATCATAAACACGACCGTCACAAACATTGGTCTGTCTGTTATATTTTTCTCCAACGGAAATTACTTCACCGCAAAAAGCACACCTGTGCTTTTTGCGAGCGACAGGAGTCTCATTTCTTAATACTTTCATAGTTATCTACTCTTTAAAGCATTAGCAAGCATATCTTCACAATGCAGCTTATAAGCATGGGCAAACATTTTCAAAGTAACAGGCTCAAAGTGAAAATCTGCCTGTTTCCCTTCTACAACAACAGAAATATATAATTGTCCATCGCAAAAGTCAATATATGCTTCACCACCTCCATCCCCTTTAATGGAAAAGGTTTGTGTCTGTACACTATCCATTATCTACCTCCTTTAAACATAACGTTTAGTAATAGTACCGGATGAACGATACCTATGCCAAACTATATTTATAAATTGAATACTAGTAAGATAATCACAAGCCTTAAAAACTTGTCCTACATTGTATAAATATGGTCTTTTTTGAATTTTTCTTTTTATTCTTGCTTTCATAATTCTTCCTTAGTTTTAAAATACTCTATCAGTTCGTTTACGGTAGCCTTGTGATAACGTCCTGAAATAATGGTTGCATTATCCCAATTTTCATCCCAAAAGAACATAATGCCTTTTGGCTCTTTGAAATAATGATCGTTACCAATAGAATCGTCATAAGAAACGCTAAGAATGGAATCTGTTATAAACCACTGCATGTAGTTACTATCATCCCTTAATGCAGCGATAGCCAGGAAAAGTTCCTCGTTCGTTCCGCAATCAATAAATTTCCCACATAAAGCACTATGTTTGTTAAAAGGGAGGTCAAAAGAATCCGCAATCACATAATTAGGAGTATCAAATCCTTTCATTGGATATTGATAAGCCCATATTATACTACAATTATTTGTCCATTGAGGAGAGTTGTTGAAATACCCCAACTCTTTCAGCCCTCTCCGAAGTTCCTGTGTATTTTTGCGTATAAAACACGGTGTTGTAAATCCCATAGTTACTTGTTTTCAAATTGTTTAAACATTTAACAATCCAATTCTCTTCAATTTCTTTCTAAAATTCTTTTCATTCAAGACTTGGTCGTAATAGCAATCAGGTTCTATAACCGTTTCAGCTTTGGTTACAGGAAGCCCATTCAAACCAATAGCAACCTTGTGTATAATAGAAGCCCTCTTGATTTCCCCTGTTTTTCGATTAAAAGAGAACAAGATATGTCCCGGATTCTTCTTAATCCTATTGACTAATTTATATTCTGTTTGCTGCTTTTGCAGATATTCTATCTGTTTCTTAGAAAGATTATCTTTTGTTATAATAGGTACTATATCCATTTTAGTTATTCCTCCTTAATTATTCGCTCATTTATAATAAACTCTCCATGAATATCAATGGGAAGCATATTGGAAACACTCGCATGATAAGTCTTACCGTCCATTGCCTTACATAGTGGATGTATTTCTTTAGGCATAGGGGCAGGACATTTTTTACAATGTCTTATCATTTCAAAATGTCTGTTTTCCTTATTGCCACAACATTCACAATGAATTGGATAGTAAAAATAAGTACGTTCCAACTGGGTTTCTTTTCCACATATTTCGCATCTGCCCCATTCTATTGAATTACACATAATTTATTCCTCCTTAATTATCTTAATATCAGTTACTTTACCACGATTAATAAAACGTTCATCAGAGTTATAATATCCAGCAATTTTTACACAAGGGACGATCCATTCTACATTGTTCTTGTAGACTACAATTGTCACATGGTGAACTATTCTGCATTAATACTAATTCATGCAGCACTCCATCAATTATTATTCCGTTTTTTACTTCCATAATCAAATACAATTTCTCATATACGTTTTCCTATCAATCATACCGCTTTCTGATTCTTCTACCAAGCCAAAGAATGTATTAGCATAACAAACATGCTCGTCTATCATTATACATATCCCATCAGACGGATAATATTCACATGAAACATTATCATCCCAATCTATATGTTTTTGTGCTTCTTTGGCTATATCATCACAAGCAATCATATACTCTATGTATTTATTAGATGCTTTTCTTATTTTGTCAAATATATTTCCTTTCATGGCTTTTCATCTATATACCCATCATCTTTTATCCATTAATTGCTTCATTTAACTTTTCCTCAAACTCCGCAATGATACAATCTGCATCACCGCCATGTACCCAATTGTCCAATACAGACGAAAGAACTTCAACTGCCTTTCTAGATGTTTCGTCAACTGCCATATTGATCGCTTGATTCACTTCCTCTAACGTAAATATACTCATAATTATTCCTCCTTCTTTTTAAGGCTTATATCAATTGACAACCTATCAACAATTTCCTCCTTAATTATCTCCCTACACAAATTTCTTATCATAAGGTAATCACCGTTTTTCTTTATCTCGTCAGAAACCATACAACGAATCCACCTCTCTATATTAACATCGTCCCCATAGGTGTTATGGAAGATACGTTTAACTTCCTCTTTCACGATTGGAACCATTATATCCTTTATATCCTCTTTAGTCAACTTTAATTCGTTATGGATATAGTTCTTTACTTCTCTGTATCTAT